TACCATTTTTTGCACGACCAATACCGTGCAGTTAGTTTGCTGGGTGGACTAGTGTCACATTTGTGACGCGCCCTGAACGACTTACGCCGTCCGGGCTGACTCTTTTTGATCGTCATGTTGGCGTCACCGAACCGTATGGTTTTCGTCTTATTGCCTTGTTTGGCGACGACGACAAACTTTTTGGTAGGGTGGCCCGGCGTTCGCTTTGGCTTGTTGTAACCACTAACGCCCGCACGGGCTAACTTCGGGTCTTTTTTCGCTGGCATTACATCAGATCTCCGCGTAATCGTTTCAGCGTTGCTTCCGGCAGTGCGTTAAATTCGTCTTCCGTCATAGAAGCGATATCTAAAGGCTTTTCGCCGCGTGCAGAGGATGATTCGCCCGGCATTTCGGGTGGTTGTGACTCTGCAGCCTTGAGTTTTCGGCTAACTTCCGCTCGTTTCTTAGCAACTTCGTCTAAACGAGGCGCAGTCTGACCAGAAAGCGAGGGAGCAGCCGCTGTTTCGCCCATATCGACTAAGTCGTACTCGCGAAGTACGAATTTTGCCGCTTTTGTGAGCGCTGCAACGGGGTTTTCACCCTTCACAATGAACGCGTCGCGCAAATCGATGACTTCTTGGGTGTAGCCTTCGTTGTATTGATCGGAATTTCTGTTGAAAACAGGGAAATTCTCTTCCAATTCCGATGCAGCCTGCTGCAAAGCAGTAGCTTGCTGGCTCTGAGACACAGATTCGCCGATTTTTGACCCGATTTCGTACTCAAGCTGGGCTCTTTCTGCCGCACGGATCTCTTTTCGTAGAGCCGCTGCCTTCTGCGCTTCTCCGTCCAGCACCAGATTCTGGTATTCGACCTCTTTTGCGTCGAAATCATAGGCTTCTGGAGCTTCGCCGGGCTCTTGCTTCTGCGCGCGCAGGTCATCAAGCTGCTTTTCAAGGGCTTTTTGCTTCGCAAGAACCTCATCTAGGCGCGATTTTGGCACCATATGCTTGCGAGGCTCCTCTGGAGCAGGTTGCTCAGCTGTTACTGGAGTTTCATCCGCAAGCGCAGGCTGCTCAACTTCTGCGGTAGGTTCTTCAACTTCCGCCACAGGTTCCTCAGCAACCTCAGCGTCCTCAACTGGAGCCTCTTCAGCCTCCGCGACCACTTCTTCAACATCATCAGGTTCCTCTACGGGCGCTTCGCCCAATCCAAAGTTTAAATCCAACGATTCTGCTGCTGGCTCTTCAGGCGCGTCTGATCCGGGCATACGGTCAAACTCTATTCGGTCTTTCTGATCTTCGTCAGACATCTCTCAATCTCCTATTGATTCTCGGGGGTCCGCATATTCGGTATGTTCACCTGTTGCGGTTTTTGCTGCTTTGCAGCGGTTTGCATTGCTGTAGCAGCAATTCGAGTTGCAGCAGCAGTCTCTTGCTGCGATCTGCGTGTCTGGTTAGTGAGGTCGGACAGCTCGCGACGTAGCTCAAGCTCGCGATTCTTCATCTCAAGCTGCGCTTGCAGCTCGTTCATGCGCATCTGAGGCTGAACTTCGGCTGTGTCCTGTACCTTAGCGATGTTGACCGCAGCCTCTGACTGAAGCTTGCGTACTTCGGCTTCAAGCTTGGCGATTTCAAGCTGCAAAGTCTGCATAGCGGCTTGTTGCTGCATTGCAGCTATCTGCTGCTGCTCCGGCGTTTGCTCCACACCTGTCATCATGCGGATACGCTTGGCAAGCTCGCCCTTCTTAGCAAGGTGTGAGTACTCGATGATGGCGTCGTCTGGGATAGCAACACCAACCTGACGCAGACTAAGCGCCTCTGCGAACTGAACCTCGTCAAACGAATCACGGGCCGGAGCCGTGGCGATGACTACGTCATACTCGCCCAGTGTTAGGTCGTTCACGATCCGTCCTTCGGGGGTCATCTCGTTGATAACCATAGACTCGCGAGGCTGAAGCGGGTCGTCCTCGTTGGTAACCATGATGATGCGCTGTTCGGTATAGAAGGTCTGTATGAGATCTAATATACATTCTGCTAGGTATTGACGCGTTTTACGCAGGTTATCAAGCGGTACCTGTATCATAATCGCGCCACGGTTCTGCTTAGCCTGAATGGCTACGCCTGACACCTCTGCGCTGTCAGACCCGAGCATCGAGTCGTTGATACCTGAGATCGCCTTGATGTTCGCCGCCGCCTTCTGGCTGATGCGATCAAGACCCGTGGGGATCTGGTTAGGCTGAATCTTGGCTGGTGGGTTTGAACCACGGTTGTACTCAAGCACGAGACCGGTTTCTGCACCGTGCTCTTCCAGATCGTCAGCCGTCATACCAACAAGCGAGCCACTCTCTACCATCCACCCGCTGTTAGCAGTGGTGTTGACGATGTGCAGTTCTTGGCTGGCTATTTTATTGAGCTGCTCCTGTGGGCTAAGGAGATTCCTGACCATACCAAATGGACGGCCACGCCTAAAGTAAGCGAAATAAGGCACCACAGTAAAACCATTGTAAGGGCTCCAATCGTCATGAAGCACGACCTGATCACACGTAACAGTCCAACGCACTTTGCGCTTAACTTTAGAAATAATATTAAGGCCATACTGCTTAGCGAACTTCTTCGCCTTTGCGTCTGAGAATGTTTCTGGGACATCGCGCTGGTCTCCAGTGTCGGGGTCTACGAAGCAGTCGACCCGGTGCATGCGTCGGTGCTGACGCTCGATGACCCTAAGAGCCCGAACGTTACGATATTCGTCGTCTCCGGGAATACCAGCACCAAGGTAGTCGTCAGTAGAAGACAGATCACCAAAGCGGTTCTCTTCGTACTCAATGGAGTCGCGTCCCATCCCAGCGCCGTTCTCTGCAATAAACCGCAGTTGCTCTGCTTTCTTCTTTCCATAAAGCTCCTCGATCTCATCGAGAGTCATCCACTTGGTTTCGAAGACCTCGTTCCACGTATCGGGGTTCGAGTCTTTTGCATCGGGGTCGATGAGGATGTCTAGTGGATCTTTAGCCGTGATTCGTATTTCACCTTCCACGTGGTCGGAGAAGTCCATACGAACGTCGAAGTATCCGCGCCCATCAAGAATGAGCCCGTCGCTGAACACCTGCTGCTCGACCCAATCGAGCTTGTTGTTGTCAGCGATCTGCATGTACAGCTTAGTCAGGGTGTGTGCGACTTCTGTCTCGCCGTTTCGACGTGGTTTGAACTGCACATCTGCACGGCGCGTGGACTGTTCTCCAAGGACCGTGTTCACTGTCGGTAACACAGTGTTGATGGTCAGTGCAGGACGGCCTTCGGCTTCAAGAGCCGCGAGGTCTGATTCGTCCCACTGGTCACCACGGTAGAAGGCATCACACCGTTTTGCGTTGTCTATGTATTCAAGATGCCCGTTGTCGCGGGCTCGGACGTAGCGGTCCCACTGGCCTGAAGCGATTTCTGCCTCTTCACCGGGGGAAAGTCGTTTCTTTGGGTTGGCCATAACTATGCACTCATCGCAGATTTATTGCGTTCGGGTTTCATGAGGTGATTAAGACGATCCCGCCAAGATGGTTCACGGACCACGGCAGGTGCTTGGTAGGAAGCAAACTCCGTCATCATAAGACCTAACCACGCAAGCGCGTCCACTTGGTCATCATGCACCCCGTTCGGGAAACGTAAGAGTTCTGCGACAAGTGGGCCGGTAAACAGCTCATCACGGGGTAGGTACACCATCCCCTGCTGCATACGACCTTGGATCGCTCTAGCACGGGCTTCCTTGTCCCGCCGCCCCGTCTTGAGGTCTTTGAAATAGGCTTCGTATAGTCCGCGCTCTCGAACACGCTTCTCTAGGAACGGACCAAGGGCCATCTCGATGTGACCCTTTTCGATACCGATAATGGATGGATGCCACGTCTCGTAGAGGTCGAGTATCTGCTCCACGAGTTCGAAACCGTCAAACCGGCCACGTACTACGTCCATCACGAATAGTTGATCGTACTCGTTGACCCCGATAACCATGCCGACTGAATAGTCGTTCCGGTCACGTTTACCGATCGCCAAGTCCCACGCGGCGTAGTAGCGCATGGCGTCGAGGTCGATCTCTTCGGGATCGTAGTAACGAATCATGTCGCGGGTGAAGTAGTCACCATCATCCGCAACTGGGTTCTGTTGATACAGGGCTGACCAGTCTCTTGGACCAACCGCCTTTTGAATACGTTGAAGCGCTTCAACATCATAGCGCTCTGGGTGCAGTGCATCGCCTGCTTCGCGGAACTCTTCTGGTTCTTCTGCGATAGCTGGGTATCGGATGACCTCCCAATCGTCGCCGCCTTCCCCCGCAGCTTTGAGTAGCCGCCCAGCTAGATCATCATCATGCCAACGAGTGAGAATAACAAGGACTCCACCACCCGGAGCAAGACGTGTATAAGCAGTACTAGTGTACCAATCCCAAGAACCATCCCGGTTGTTCTGGCTTTCAGCATCTTCTCGGTTCTTGACGGGATCGTCGATAAGAAGAATGTGCGCCCCTTTACCCGTAATACCACCTCCGACACCAGCTGCAACATAGCCGCCGCCACCTGTAGTAAGCCAAGCTTCAGCAGACTGGCTGTCAGGATCGAGTCGAGTCTGGAACGCAGTCTTATAAGTGGGTTCGCGGAGGAGCTGTCGTACTTTGCGGCTGAAGCCCATAGCAAGCGAACCCGAATACGAGCAACTAATAAACTCGTGGTTAGGATTTCTGCCCAAGTGCCAAGCCGGGAACGCAACCGACGCCAGCGTAGATTTGCCGTGACGCGGTGGCATAAACAACATAAGCCTTGGACTCTTCTTGTCCACCACGTCTTGGCTGAACTTTTCGAGTCTTCGGCATATATCTTTGTGTACCCAGCCAGCTGAGTAGTCAGGATTAAACCTCTCCACAAAGGGTAGAAGCCGCTTTCGGGTGAGGAAACGGAGGGCGAGTTCTGCTTTAGCTTTTTCTTCAAGTGACGCCTCCTCTTCCGCTGCCTCAGCCTCAACCGGAATAGGAGCGGGTAACGCCTCTGCGTCGTCCGCTTTGCAATAGACACACAGCCCACTTACCTCGTCTGCATACAAGGTTTCGGGGTGCAGGTTCTTACAGCGTAAGCACTTGCGTTTTGGTATCTCTGCATTCAAGACGCGGCAGGCTCCAAGTAGGTGTCGGACTTCCCAGCTATCTCCAACAACTCCTCATCCGACAGCCGCTCAAGTTGTTTGGCGGTGGCGTTGAGGTTGATATTGATCTGGGTAGCCTGATCGGGCATGCCCAAACCATGTAACTTGACCAACGAGTCGACGGTGTTTTTCATCTCCGTCGCTGTTGCGGATGCGGAGTACGCTTCCATATACATCGTGTGCGCGTTGGTCTTGGTGAACTTCACCTCTTCGCGCATCTGATCTCGGAAGTACTGCAACGCCTGCTGTACTTGTGGTAGTTTCGAAGCTGCGTACGCAGTCTGCGGGCTTTTATACCCAGCAGCGCGACCCGCTGCAGAGACGGTCATGCCGCTGGAGATCATCAGCACCAGCTTCTCCTGCTGCACAGTCAGCTCGCCAAGAGACAGCCCCATGTATGGAACATGAGACTGGAACTCGGTGTGACTCATGTCTTTAGTATCGCTAATGGATACTTCTTCGGATGGTCTCTCCAAACTCTTCCCTCATGCTCGCGTCTTGATAGATAAACACGGGGGCGCGATTACCCAGATCTTCTAAACCAATTTTGGCGACGAACTCGTACAGCGACGGGTGCGGCGGGTCCATGAACATGACAAGCCGTTCAGCCACGTCGGCGTCGTAAGCGAGAACCTCTTCGCCTGCGACATAGGCTGTACCAAGAAGGGCTTCTTCTAACCCTTCGATTGCTAGCATTTCAATCATAGCCATAGGCGAGATATTAGCGTCGCTAATACAATCAATCAATAGAACTATCGTGTATGTTTTTCACCCACCACCAAAACATGTCGATCGACAGTGTGTGGCGCATGATATTTATGCGGTACGCCACTAGTTGTATATTGTCTGGCGTGTACCCAAGCTCTTCATTTATGCGGTCAATACTAGCGTTGAACTCTTTGTGGCCGTTACCATCATGGTGATGCGTTAGGTTTACGCCGCTGAGCGCACACTTGCCATCTTGGCGCTCCCAAACTGCGATTAGATCTTCTACTTCAAGTGTCCACTCGTGAGTTTCTTTACGCGAATACTTTAGCTTTGAGTACAGGCGTGCAAGGTACTTCTGATATGAGCTACTAGAATGCCGATTACGGCTTGTGGTCTTACAAGTGTTGCAATGACTACGAACGCCGCCTTTTTTAAATTTTTCGAATTCGCTCTCGTCTACATCACGATGACAGCTTTCGCATCTTCGCGTACCCAAGGAGCGTGCCCCCGCGCTCATTAGTTGCACTAATAATAATTGCTAGAAAATTTTTTGCAAAAAATTAATCCGAATCGCTCACACACTATCTCCCCTTCCGCTGGCTGACCGACCCCAAACCCCGAATCACGGATCTGGAACCTTGTTTTCTATATAACCTATGAACCTTGTCTGGCAGTAACCCCCTTCCTCCTTCGTCGTCAGGTAGCAGTCGTTTTTGTGTCTTTAACTAATAGGAGATAAGACATGCACAACATCACATTCGAGTACATGAAAAAGGCTTGGGCTAACGTGGTAAAGCGACCCATAGACTGGG